TGTAATAACATCTTCTGATTCTGGAGCTTCTGGTTCTTCTACTTGAGCTGGCTCTGGTTGCTCCATATTAGCTGGAGTAGGTATAACTGAGTTGCTTAGTAAATATACATCTTGTGATTCATTCGTTGGAAGTCCTACTTGTTTTCTTGCTTCAGCAACTGTTATCCAACCACCCTGCACTCCAACATTAAGTTTTTCAAACATCTCTTTTTCATCTCCCTGCAAAGCTCTTACAGCTGAGAAATCATATTCAGCAGATACAGCTTGATTAGAGTTATAGTCTGGAAGTAATACTTGTTGTGTCAATTCTTCTGCAACCATTCTCCATAAAGGTATTAACTTCTGCTCAGTAAAGAACTCTCTAAGTTCAGAAGTATTATTGTATGTTGCTCTTTCAAGTCCAGCTCCAAGTCCAGCTAAGATTGCTGGTACTCCAAGAACTGCTGATACTCTCTCTTCTGGAATCCTTCTAAGAGCTCCTATGTCTAAATCTTTTGGAGAGAATGCTAATCGTTCTACATTCATAGAACCAGATAGAATTAATGGCTTACCTTTATTCTTGCCACCAACCTTCTGTTGATATGTTCTTGATATCTGCTCTGCTTCTTGTTCAGTTAAACCATAATCATCTTTTGGAGTGATAAGCATTGATGGTACACCAGAGTTAGCAAGTAGAGCTGTTGCCATCTGACCAGCAGACTCATCTCCATAAATCTCTCTTAGAACTGTTTTTAGTGGAGAGTATCCTTTTTTATGGTTCTTAGGGTCAAGTCCAAGTCTGAAGTGAACCATATCTGTATTCTTTATGACAACAGTTCCATTATCCAATTCATATTCATAGTGAGTTATTAAATCTGTTTTATTTCCTTTAGCCATAACTTGTTCTGGCATCAGTGGATATAAAGCAACTACTTCTCCTACATTATTCTTTTGCTTCATAAGGTAAGCATCTCCAGAGACATGCATTGCATTGATTATGTATTGTTGAACTACATCTCCAGACATATAAGGATTTGGTCTTCTCATCAATGTTGAGAATGGGTGGTTAGGAATCATCTGTGTTTGCCCTTCATCATCTTGGAAGGTAACTTGAAGTGTTGCTTCTGAGAACGATACACCTAATACTTGAAGACAAGCAGTAACAGCTGAATTAGATTGCCCATTACCTAATCCACTTAAATCAAAATCTCCAGCAGAAGAGTTCCACCCTAAGATATATGATGAGTTTCCATAAACTAAGTCATTAGGGTCATCTCTAAAAAAATTGAATCCAGTTGTTCTTTTAATTCCAGTTGTGTTGTCTCTGAACCTTCTTTGTCCAAAAACTAAATCTCTGAAGCTCCTTCGTTCTGCCATCTTCTCCTCAATAAGCTGTTATTGTCTTCTTCTTTGCAACCTGCAATATTCCATAAGCAAGACTGTCCACTTGGTCATCATGGTCTCCGCTTGGGAATACTAACAATTCTTTTTCCAAATCAGAATACCATAAAGCATCATTAGGGAAGAATACCATACCAGCTTCCATTTTTGCTGATAATGGTAAAGCCCTACTTAACTTATCCTTATCTGCCTTTAACTTTACTATTGGCAATGTAGTTTGTCTTCTTATGATTTGAATTAATGCTAATTGAAACCCAGCTGATTCTACTCCGATTGATACTGGATTCCACTTCTCATACACTTGCTCTAAGAGTTTAACGATATCTGGAGCTTCTATTCTCTTGCGAATCAAATCAAGAACATAAATATTATTATCCTTATCTACTCCGATTGTTGTTACAACTGTATAGTCAGCAGACTCTTTTGTACTTGTTGCTAAGTCCACTGTTGTATAAATCTTTAAATCTTCTTGCCTTACTGCATTGTCTTGTGTTTGCAAGTAAACATAATCTTGGTAGTTATCTTCTTTATTGAACTCAGTCAATGTCTCTTTGGTGTAATATCTGAACCATTCTGATTTGATTAGACCACCAGATTGTTCCACAAACTGAGCTTCATACTCTTGACTAAATAAGAATGAACCAATCTCTCTCTTTGCTATTGCAAGTTCTTCTCTATCAATCATTGGATTGTCATAGCTTGAGAACTGCCATCTCTCCCAATCTGGATTGTTCTCTGCTTCATCATATAATCTTTTGAACCAGTTCTGTATTCCTTTTGGTGTTGAGATAAATAAGCAACCACCCTTACGCTCAGTAAGTGTTGGTCTAAGTACTTCCTTCCAAGTCTGCTCTTTTATGAATGCACACTCATCTAATACAATAAAGTCCAAACCAGCACCTCGAAGTCTATCTGGATTATCTGCTGTTCTTACTGTTACGAATCCACCAGCTTTTGTATATACAGTCTTCTCTGATTCCTTTACTTCCATGCCATACTTACCAGCTAAATCTCTTACAGTCTTCCAACCTTCAAGTGCCATTGCGTAAGTTGGAGCAACCCACCAAGCATTCTTACCTTCCATAGCTTTTGCTAAACAAAGCAATGTACCTAATCTTGTCTTACCAAATCTACGACCAGCAACTAAGATTCTGAATCTTGCTTTTGATTTAGCTACTTCAAGCTGAGCTGGGTGTAACTTAGGAAGTTTGTATTTGGTTTTGTAAACCCTAGAAATCGTATCCATCACGAAGCCATCTTAGTAAGTCGTTGAATATCTCTTCAACTTGTTCTGGTTGAATCTGAGATATGAAATAGAAGTTTGGTGCTGGCATTGGAACTATGTATTCAACAGTATCAGCAAACAAATCTTCATCTACTTTATAATCTGCAAAATTGTCTATGACAATATCTACAAACTTTTGATTAACTTCTTCTTCATTCATGATTCTCAAGTGTATCATCTTTTATATTTTCCTGCTCAGTATCGGAAGTATCGGAAGCATCTGGTTCATCTGTGAGCTCTGGAGTTTGAAAATCTTCATATAATTCGCCATCTGAGAACTCCATCTCGACTATTTCTACATCTTCTCTTTGTATCTGTAACTTACTTGTCTCTCCAAACTGTGAAGGGTATTTTCTCTCTAGTATCCACTGTAAAGCTCTAGGATTTCTGTCTTCTTCTCCTATTTCTTTTATCTTGCGAAGGGTTTCAACTTTAAACTTTGATTCTCTCTCTTGTATCTTCTCAAACAAATCAACAAAGTATTCTTCTCCAGCTTCTGCTCTTTCTCGCCAAGTTCTGTAAGTTCTTGATGATATTCCAGCAAAAGCACAAGCATCTTCTATGTATGAACCTTCACTAACTGCATATAACAATCTATTTACTATCTCTTCATCTAAGAATTTGTTTTTCTTTTTTATCCCGAAAAAATTCCTATCGCTCATCAATTATCTCCACTGGGTTATAAAGTTTATATTTTAAAGTTAGTTCTTCTCCAGCTTTAATTGCTTCGGTTGTATATAAATGCATTTTGGTCTTATAATCTACAAGTTTGCAGTTAGGTTCTTCACTATGATTTACAAATCCACCTAATGCGGTTCTAATATAACCATTTAAAAACTTGTGATGATGCACATGAGAGACTCCTAAATCTACTCCCCTATCGATATCTTCTTTTGCAAATAACCCCAAACCATCAATATCTGATTCTTTTATGGTCAAAAAGTAGGGTAGGGGAGAATATTTTTCAGTCATATCTATCTCTTCATCAATGTCATCAAGAATAATTTCATCAAATATCATTCTTCTTCTTTATATAAACCCATAGACATCTGCTTTGAGCGTATGAGTTTTATTGAATTCTCTATTGCTTGTATCTGTTGCTTCCATTGCAAGTGAGCATCTTGTTGTTGAAACTTAGATGGTTCTACTAACGCCAATGCAAAATGATTAGCTTCTAAACTTCTTAATTGATTATCGACTATCTCTGCTTTTTCTGCTTCAGTAATAAACTTATAATCCATTATTCTTCTTCCCCGACAACTTCAAACTCTGTATCGTAGTCATCATATTCATCAACAATAAACATAACTCCATCAATCTGTAAGTTTGCATGCGGGTACATATCAGCTAAATCTTGACCAGCTTTTACAGCTGATGGTATGTCATTGACCATAAAATCTTTATGCCACTTACCCATAACTCTAATCTTCTTCAATTTTTCTCCTTCCAACATTTACCAGATGAATTCCAGTGATGGTTTCCAGACTTATAATAAAGCCAAGAACTCATCTTTAAATTAAATTCTGGGTCTTTTCTATCCCCGAACCAACCTAATTTATTTGAAATCCAATCATAAGTAGAATCATTAAGTTGCATGAGACCAATATCTCTTGTGCCATTAGTGTTAGTTCCAACTGCATTAGCCCTTCCAGATGACTCACAAAATATAATTCTGCTTACTTCAATGTAGTCTTCTTGTTTAAAGTACTTCTCAATTAGGGGTTGCCAAGCTGAGACTGTTTCCACTTGGAATTCAATCTTCTTACATTCCCTGTAATCTTGAATGATTTCTGGCGTAACTGGTTGGCTAAATGTACTTAGACAACTAATTATTGGGTAAAGTAGGATTTTCATATTCTTTGAGTCTCTCTATGGTAATTATACCTTTAGGTAGTTCTCTATATGAAGCATCTCCATCTTTGCCAATAAGCAATATCTTTGCTTTTGTACCATCATTCTCGATAGCTACTTTGTTCATGATTCTATTATAAATCAATAATCAGTAATATTGATATTTTTAATATCTTTTGTTCTCAGTAGAGCTGTAATAGTATTCTTCTCCTACTTCATAACCTTTAAATTCTTTTATAACAAAATACCAAGTTTCACTTTGACCAATACTTCCGCCAGAATTGCTGTTAAATGTTTTTCTTGTCTCTTTGCGAAGAAATCCTAAGCTGTATAAACATTTTGCACAAACAAAGTGTCTATCTACTTCGAAATTTTGTATATCATTACCGAATGCTTTTACCCAGAATTGCTTACCACAAACCGAAGTATGATTATCTGTAAGCTGTAATGTTTTTAATGCTTCTTTGTCATAACTTACAATATGTCTCATGTTGTTACTTCTTCTAGCAAAGTATGCAACATTTAACTTTGAAGAATCTCCATCAAAGATTGATTTTTGAAGTTTTTTCTCTTCTACTTCAAGTCCTGCGTAGTTTGTATATTTTTCTGTTACCATGTTTTTCTCCCTCTAATATAGATATACGCAGACTTTTTGATATTTTGTAATACTTTTTTATTTTTTTTTATACTTTGTGAAATTTTTCACAACGCCTAAGACTCGCCTAAGACTATAAAATTTTTAAATTATCCCAACCATTTTCTGAAACTGTAAAGGTTAGGATTCCATGAGAAGTAGTCAATCCCATTCTTGCTTCTAGTTCTTTAGAAGTATCCAGAGATGGAGCTTGAAACCATGTTCTTCCACGCTCAGTTAAAACTCTTAAATGATGGTAATGACCAGTAACTAACAAATCCGCAGAGCCAGATGGTATTCTTGCATGACCTTGATTTTTCCACCAGTTCATTAGTTTGTTCTCAATGTTTGACCCGCCACCAGTCATGTGTCCATGATAAAAGGTAAGTCTCTGTCCTTTTACATCTATTGTTAAATAAAAATCATTCGGCACAACAGTCTTAACATGCTTATATCGTTCTCTACCTTCTATTATTTCTCCAACTATCTGAAAGATTGCAGTATCAGAGTTATCTAATCTACTTGTAGAGACTTGAGCTTTACCACTTCTGTACTCTGAATGATTACCAACAACAGCTCCAATGATTATGTTTGGTGCAAGTTTTAACAATCCATCAAGAACTTCCAGCAACATTTTGCGAGCCAGATGTTCTTGTTCTGTTCTGGTCAGCTCAATGTTAAATGGTTGATGGTCAAAGAATCCATAACAGTTTTCAATCAAATCTCCTAAACCAATAATGTAAATCTCATCTATTATCTGACCAGACTTGTTTAAATCTTTTATCTGCTTCTGGGCTTTTTTAATACCATTCCTTATGTAATCAATAGTCTCATCAGCTCCCCAGTCAGAGTTGTATTCTTTTTTTCCAAACTGCCAGTCAGCACAAAAGAACATAAAAGCATTATCTCCAGCTAGTTCAGAGACTTTAACTGGCTTCTTCTTTGAAATCTGTCGTTCTAGTTTCCTAACATACTCATTGTGTTTTGGTTTTTTTCTTCGTATCGTAGCTTTGAAAGCATACATCTGTATAACTTGACCGCCCTTAGCTTGTGCTTCCCAAGTTGAAAATTTGATTCGGTCTTCTTCTATATAAAATTCATCTGAGTTATAACCCCAAGAATCAAGTAGTTCATTAAATTTAAAGTTATCTGATTGCGGTTGAACATGTGTAAGCTCTCCAATGTTTGTGTTGTGGTCAAATTCGAGCTTCGGCTTCCACCCAGAAGGGTAGTAGTTATTTCCTAAGTCAAGATTGTGGGGAATCTCTTGCTTATTCTTCGTAAGTTTTTTTGATTCTTTTGTCATAGAACACTTGTTCGATACAAGTTTATCATCAAAAATTAGTAATTATTGTATTTGAAAATTATCTCGGAGACTGAGTTGAGTGTTCAACATGGTAACCAATAATCTGTCGCCAGACTGAAAGGAGTATATCAACCAGTTCGGAGCTCTCTTCCGACTCTAATCTCAACTCTAAGGTCTCCCTAGCTTTGTGCTTTAGAAATTTCTAAACCGCAAAATCGACATTTGTCTATGACATCTAAATCAATCATAGCATGCCCTTCGACTTCACAATCTCTGGGTTTTGGAATCTTCGCTACTTCTTCCCCCAGTAGAGACCAGTGCTTAACTAATGCGTATGGTGTAAGGGTCATACCCTTAAACAGCGTTTTGTATTGTGATACCCTGTTAGGAATCTCATCAGCTTTTGCACCAGCTTCTCTTAATTGTTTGATGCACTTATTCCAACCAGCTCTCTCAACTTGAGTAGATGGTTGATAACCTATTGCATCTACCAGAGCATTCCATAGTACTTTCCTATCTTCAAAGTTTTCTTCCAAAGATTGACTATGGTTAATTGACTCTAGTTTGTGGGTCTCTGATGAACTAGGGCTAGTGTCATCTATGACATTGGGTAGGTCATATATGAGCTCTTTACTTCTCATTACTGTGTATAAGTTGGAAGTTTGCTCTCCTGTGGCTTTGTCAAAACGCTTCTGCGACTTGATTGCACCAATGGTTTTTAGTTCCTTTATAGCCCGCTTAATCGTGCTCTCAGAGACATTTATACGCTCCGCTAGCGTTCTAATGCTAGGGAAGCAAGTTCCATCATCTTTATCTGCATATCTGCATAAAACAGCATAGACCCTAACAGCTTGAGCTGATATCGGGGCATCAATTACCCACTCTGGAACTATGCTGAAATATACATCAGACTTTATGTAATCCATTTAGAATGGAGCATCTAAGTCATTGATAGGGTCTTTTGCAACTGGTTCATTCTTCTCCTTCTCTTCTAAGAGAGATTTAATTAATTGAGAAGCTCCCAATCCAGTCAAACCACTATCGACTTTACTTCTTGCTGGGTCAGATACAGACTTTGGCACTTCCTTCAATAACTTGTTAATGAAGTTAAGTTGTTTGTCTGATGGTTCTCCACCACCACTTGATTGTGGTTTTGCAGAATAAGAAGATTCAAATTTAGTTTCAAATCCATATTTATCCCACAAGTGTTCAGCATAAGCATCTGTTGCATCAAGAACTTTGTTAAGTTCTATCTTGCCCGCAACTGCTAAGTCGATTGCTCCTTTAAATGCAACTTGTGCAATTATTGCTTTATCTTTACTGTTACTCATTTATTTCTCCTTTTGTATTTAGTAATTCAAATCTAGCATCATACTTCTCTTTGAATGCATGTGGA